CGTAACAAAAGCAAACATTTTTCGTAATAAAACTTACCCTGTTGTTAGAGGAGACCAATTGATGATATTACTCCGAAAAATGTTTGCTTTTGTTACGGGTCACGTACACCCAACGGCGACAATGGCTCCGGTTCCGGTGGCATCTGGTAATGGACAAACTAGTTTTGAGGTAGAAAGTATTTTAGCCAATGCGGAAAATGACATACTAAATCAAAATATTCGAATTAATTGATATTTATAAGTAAAACACTTAAATGTCAATTAATAACTCATATTTTAGCAAGAACAATACCCTTACTTCAAATAGCTTTGTAAATACTGGAAGAAATCCGGTTACCGAGCTTTTTTATGGTTCAGTTATTAGTTCTCAATACCCAAACGGGTATAGTAGATTTATCTTTGATTTAGATTTAACCTTATTAACTCAAAAAGTTTCTGATGGTACAATAAGTTTAAATTGTGGTGAACTTCCAACACATACTTTAAGAATGGTGAATACCTCATCATTTAATGAAGAACTATTAAATACTACCACATCTCAAGGTAGAATGAGAGCCACTTCATTTGATTTAATTTTATTTAGAATACCATATATTGATAATGACCCTGACCAACCCCAAGTTTGGGATGAAGGTGTTGGGTATGATTTTGCCGATTTAATTTACGATTATAGTCCATCAGATAAAAACTTTTCTGATAGAGCATCAAATTGGTTTCAAACAACCACTATTGGTACTTGGGAAGAAGAAGGTATATATAATAATCAAAACATTGGTAATGTTCCTTATAGTGGGTTAACCATTGTTGATACCCAACATTTTGAATTTGGTAATGAAAATGTTAGTTTTAATATGTCGGACGAAATTAATGCTATATTAACCGGTCAATTAACTAATGTTTCAGGATGGGGAATTGCTTACAAACCACAAGTTGAGAACATAACAGGTATTACCGATAACTACGAAGTTCAATTTTTTACTCGTCATACACAAACATTTTACGAACCATTTTTAGAAACATCTTACGATGATTTAATTCAAGATGATAGAAATTTATTTAGTTTGGGAAAAGTAAATAAATTATACCTATATCTTTTTGATAATGGTAATCCGATTAATTTAGATAATAATCCAATGGTGGATATTTTAGATTCGACAGGTACTGAAATATCTGGTCTAATTGGTCTTAGTACTTGTCAAAAAACTAAAGGTGTGTATGAAGTTATTATCCCTCCTCTTTTAGGTTATAAAACACCTTGCACATTTTCTGATAGATGGTATAATTTAAATTTAAACGGATTTGGATTACCTCAAATGACTAACGATTTTGTTATATACCCATTAAAAAATTCAATTCAAATGGGGGTTGTTTCATCTGAACCTAAATTATATGGTTTTGACTTTTATGGTTTAAAACAAGATGAAAAAATATATAATACCGACATGAGAAAAGTTGGTGTGGTTATTAAACAAGCATATTCTACACAAAAATTATTGCAAAATGTTAGTGCGTATTATAGAATTTATGTTAGAGAAGGTCAAACAGAAGTTCAAGTACAAGATTGGACAAAAATTAATCGAACACCAAATGAATATTATTTTATGTTCGACACAAGAGATAAAATACCAAATGAATATTACATAGATATAAAAGTCGAAAGTAGTGGGGAAATAAACACTTACAAAAAACAAATCAAATTTCAGATTGTTAATGTAAAATATTCAGAATAAATGGATATTTATAAATAAAAAATTATGGCAAATATATATTACTCAGGGACATCTTGTATTGATGATTCACCAATTGAACTTATTTCGGTTGAGGGTCTTTTAACCGGAAAAACATATCAAGATACTAATTTAAATTGTATTTCATTGGATTTTAGCGCGTCTACAACCGGAGAAACTAATACAACATTCGTATATGGTCCGTTCGACGATTGTACCGAGTGTAATGCTCCACTATCAGCAGGAACTGAATATAATGTATGTGTATTAGATTGTAGTGGTAACACTATATCTATAATACCCCCTCATCCGACTTATACAAATGGATTAGGTAAAGCGGTAGTTCAATTAAACGCAATTGCGTTAGGAGGAATAAACGGATTAAACAATTAAAAATAAATAAAAATTATGTTATACGCACAAATTACACCGGCAGCTGAAAAAACAACACAAGTAACCCCTTTCTCAGCAATTACTGAATCCGCAGACTTAATGTTTGCTGTGGCAAGACCATACACATTAGGAGCTTCAAGAGTTAACTTCCAAGTAACTTTCGGAAATGGAACTATCGCCGACGGTTTAGTTTCTAACTTTCAAGAATTATTATCGTCAAATGTTACTCTAACGAGTGATGAACTTTCAAATTGGGGTACTGATGATTCCGTTGTATTAGGAACTATCGCAACCAAATTAGGAACAACATCTTTAGGTGTTTATACCTCAGCTCCACAACAAGGAAACAATTTTTAATTAAAAGTTTAATTTTTCTTTTTTATATCATTTTTATTATTATCTTTGTAGAATAATCTAAAAATAAAAATGATGAAAATTTTAAGGAGATTAAGGAAAAAAATTAATTATAAGATTGTTAAATTCTTCAGAAATCTAACAAGTAATGATAGACCAATACTTGAGGATAATGAAAGAATATGTACATCTGTATGTAGAAAATTAATTAATCACCCAAATTCTAAATTTTTAATCGCCCCCCTTTCAATGAAGAGGTACATTAAGAATAGCGAATTAGAATTATTTATTGTTTTACAAGATAGACAAATTAGTATCACTAACCATGTATATCATTATGATGTTGTTATTAGTAATAGAAATTGGGAAAGAGTTACAACTATGTACGATAATAAAACCGAGAAGATTAGACAAGAATTTGAAACTGAAATGAGTTCTCAAATAAAACATTCTTTATCAACAATACTGTCTAAATTAGATTAGTGTTTTTCAGATAAAACCTTTTTAATTAAATCCCTTAACGATTCGTTTTGGGATTTTTTATTTTAAAACATATCTTCTAATTTATCTAAATGTTTTTTAACAACATCTAAATCACTTATGTCGGTATAAGTCATACCTTGTTTTTTTAATATTTGAACTTGGTTATGTAATTGTGTCATCATCTGTTTAACCATAGAAGACATCATAGGGTAGTTTGTAATCATTTGGTCTAATTGATAATACTCATTAGGTAGTCCTAAACCTTTCCCAATTTTATTAACCCAATCTTTACCATAATTATCAGCATCCATTTCCATATCCCAATAAATTTGGTAGAACTCTTCAAAGTCCTCAATATCCCCCATATAGGAATCTGCTAAACCAAAATCTATCATTTGTTGTTCGTGTTTTAATTCGTGAAATAAAACATAAACGAACCCCGCTAAATTAGGTATTGTATCCGGAGAACATAAAATAATTGAATCTCTTGTACGAACACCTCTATATCCTGTCTGACATCCATTAATAACTTTTATGTTAAATCCTCGGTCTTGTATAAACTCCTTTACCTTATTAAACATAACATCAAGTTTATGATGATACTCTTGTGGTATCTTACTTTTAAATTTGTTAATTACTCTATCGTAATTAGAGGGTGTTTTTAGACCGTTTGGGGTAATATCTTCTAAAATGGTGTCTTTGGTTATCTCAAACCATTCCGTTACAATAGGGACTATCTCCTTCTTCTTACCGGGGGTTTGATTAATATTATTTCCGTCCTCATCACTTGATGTTAACTCCGGATGTTTTTCCATATACTTGGAAATTTTTTTAGATTTAGACTCAATCTTTTTGATTTGTTTTTTTGGTTCATCCATAGACCCATCATAACTATCGTACTCCAACATTGCGTCATCATATTTAGAAACAGGGATGTTAAACGGTTGCATATCAGATTTTTTAAATATTCTAATTCCCGGTTGCATTGGCCCAACATAAGAACCTCTTCCCCCACCATCACTTGTTCCCTCGTTAATATGTATTTTATTATTTTTCATAGTATAATTATAAATATCTTATATAATTAAATATGGAACAACAACCTGAAATATTCGGAAAACTATTTGAATCAATCCCCCTACACACTGAAGAGCACTTAGATATTCTTTTAGATACTATGGATAATGATAGAGCAAACTACTTTTTAATACAAGCCGTTAAATACGCCTTCCATTCTGGAATATACTCTTTGGGTGAAGCCGAAGTGATTTCTAAATCAATTAGGGTTTTATCTAAAAAAGAAAAAGAGACCGAAGTCTCTTAATATTTTATTTTTTTTCTACAATTATCACACATCCATATTGATTCATTATCAATTGTTGAACCCTTCCCCTTCGCATCATTCATAACACACTTTTTATTGTGATTACAGTGGGGGACACCTAAAGTATGTCCTATTTCGTGGATAACGACTTTTTCTAATTTACCGTAATAATTGGTTCTCATTCTTTTATTAGAAACAACACAGGATTTAGTTCCTAATAACGAAAGACCTATTACCCCCCAATTTTTAAATGTTTTACCGTTTAATTGTCTGTTAGTACAAATATCTAATTGAGTTAATGCAACTACTTTACCATTAGTATTATTAAATTTAGTATTAAGTAGTTTCACTATTTTAACCGATGAATACTTTGATAATCCTTTTATTTTACATTCTACAGGTACATCAATTCTTGGTAGAATATTAACTTTACAGTTATAAAACTTTTTAAGATTGTTTTGAACAAATACTACATCATTCTTGGGAAAATCCCCAATAACCACTATAGATATTTCTTTTGTTTTTGATGTTAATCCTACATAACTTGTTGAAGTTAATAGAATTATCAAGACAATGATTATTTTATATAAATTTTTCATACCGCAAAGATACGAAATTTAATTAATTAACCAAAAAATTACGCAACTCCCGTATTGTTTTCTCCTATACTTTGAGCCAACATAATTGGGTCTACACATTGTTGTCCATCTCCGTGTAATTTATCAAAAAATTCTGTAGAATTTTGAACTAAAAAACTACCTTTAGTTTCTCCCATAACAAAAAGTCTAGCATTTTGAGCCAATTTTTTAACATTAGGGTTATCAATAAATTTAGCGGGAACCCCAACACACCCAAAACTTTGATTTGCGTATGCTATAGATTTTGCCGAATCTAAATATTCTTGGGGTACTTTCCCTGATGAAATTTGTTTTTTTAATAAAGATTCTAAATCCGCACTTGCAGTTAATCTATCCGGTAATCCAGCCGGTATTCCGTGAATTGCACCAACAATGTTTTTACCACCACTATCTTTTAAATGAAGAACATTTTTACCTTTTCCCACATAACCTTTATCACTACTTAAACTACTAATACTATAAATCCCTTTAGGTAAAAATCTAGCAGCAATTTTAGTTAAACTTGAATAGATTGGTTCTGATGGTTTACCTGTTGTGGGGTCAGTACATTTATATGGTTCAGATAATAAAAACTTACCATCTTTTTTACTAACTTTACACCAATCCTCAATTGTAAACGGTTGAGCATCTTTTTGGACATCAGCACCGTCAACCACTGAAGTATAATCAACTAAAGTTGGTGGTGAAAACCAACCGGTGGATGGTGCAAATAAATAAATTAAATTTTCTTTAGGGTCATAAATAAAAAATGGTTTATTATCCATATCTCTATCTACGATATATTTAAGTTCTTGGTCAATTCTTGGAGTGTAATTGTATTTAGAAATTTTTTTAATTTTTTCTTTTTTGGATTGTTCTGTGTTTTTAACTGTTGGGACAACTTTAGAGACCTTATTTTTTTTAGGTACATCAACGGTTGTTTTGGGGGAAGCACCATAAATTTTAGTTTTAATAGCTTCAACACCTTTAGGTGTCTTTACTTCAGTCCAATTGGGGTTTTTACCTGTATTTTTTTTTGCGTACCAAAATTTATCACTCCATTTCATATATTGATATGGGTCACCCTCTGGTCCTTGAACTATAGTGTCCTTTATAGGTGTGGTCATCCCTAATGGGTCGTTTAAATTAACACCCTGTTCTGATAAGTATTGTCTCTTTGTTGCACTCTCGTGAAGATTTAAAATCCTATCTTTTTCCTCTCCATCCAAGAAATATAAATTTTTCATAAAATTCTTTTAATATAAATATCCAATAATTTATTATAATTCTAATCGATATTTAAATAACCCACAATCCCATATTTTGTCATAACCCAATTCAGATGTGAGTTCTTTTTCCGTTTTATTATAGTCTAAATCCGGAAATCTTTTTTTAAGATTATTTTTACCAAATCCAAATTTATGAAATCTTTTGTATTTACTAATTTTTGAATTATAATAATAATAATTTGGTTTTGTTATTGATACTAAATTAAACCCCAAATTAGTATATAGATTATTTTCCGGATTAATTGTCCATCTTCTATCCGCAAAACTAATTATTGATGTTGGGTTATACTCATTAATAAAATGTTTAATAAATTTAGAGGCTAACCCCCTAATTAAATAATTTTGTTTTGTTGCGTATCGACTTAATTCAAATTCACCGTCATTATTTTTAGTCATATTTCTACGACCATTAAATGTTATAACACCAACTAATTCATTATTATAATATGCCCCGTAATATATGTTTGACTTATCGGTGCCTTGTATATGATTATTATTTAAAAAAAATGTTTTATCTTCTAAATTTATTTTTTTAATGACAACATTTCTACCACCAATTTTAACACCATCATTTACATTTAATAAATGTTTTAATTTTGATTTAACTAATTCGGTATTAATAACCCATTCATCCTCAAAAATATGTATTAATTTATATCCTATTTGATTACACTCTATTGTTTTATTTAGATGATATGATGAAGTTTTTCCCATTTTTTCTGTGTGATAATATAATCCATCATACTCAATACAAATATTGGTACCATCAACAATCAAATCAATTTCTTTACCATCTAATAATTTACGATTTTTACCTTTATTAACCATAAATCCAACACTTTCGATAAACTCTTTAATCTCCGTCTCACCTTTTGATGTCCAAGTAGGTATCATATTAATATTTGTTAGTTTCGCTAAATCACTTAAACATTCAGAAATAGATGTTGAAACTATTTTTTCATTAGGATATTTTAATTTATATTCTAATGTTGTGATATTATGTTTATTTTTTAAATGAGTGTTTGATATACTTTTCATTTTTTCACCACAAATTTTACAAATAACATAATTTTTACTTTTAGATAAAAATTTGGTTAATTCTGTTTTTTTTATGTAATTTGGGTGATGTTTAATATCTTCAGGGAATTTTAATAAATAATCATCTAATGTTATTTTATGAGATTTACTTATATGTGTCTCAAAACAACCTGTTTTATTTGAAGTGTCTTCTGTTACCCACTCACATAATTTACATTTTCTTGTAGGAGAATTTTCAATCTTAATTATGTTGAAATACTCCTCAAACCACTTTTTGTTGTTAATTAATTCGTATTTTTTTCTTTGGTAAGTATTGGATGGAATCCATACATCTCCATATAACTCAATAATATGTTTGGTTAATTTACCGGATAAATTATTGGGGTCTTTAATTACCATATTAGTTTTTTTACATTGAGCAATTAATTCGTGGGTATCTGAAGTTGTATATAAGTTAGATTTTGTGGTTTCAATTTCAAAACTATTCCCCATTTGGGTTTGACCACCTTTTTTATTAATCACAATATTATTTTCCTTTAATATTTGACTAATTTTTTTATGACCAACCTTAAATTTTTCGGCTAATTTATGAGTACTCGGAATTTCAGTTTGATATAATTCAATAATGTTAATTATAATTTCAGGTGTTAATTTGGTTTTCATAGTATCATATTTATATAAATATAATAATAATTACTTAAAAGTCAAATTATAATCCATTTATTTTTAACCCATTCTATAAATAAAAAAAGAGGACATATAGTCCTCTTTTTGTTAAATATAATAAGATTTTTGATTATCTCAATTCTCTTAAGTCAAATGTTCTTACACCATCTACAGTGATACGTGCGTAAAAACGGTTATTTACCATTTTCTTCGCGTATCTCGTCATAATCCCTTTAATTGGTGTAAAATTAAATGGGTTATACATTGTAGGTGTTAATTGTAACGGTACGTATGGTGCGTAGATGTATCCTGTGTCTAACAATGATGTTCCTTTATGTCCAATTAACACTGTGTTAGCTGGGAAGTAAGGGTCACGGTAAACTTGGTAACGACCTGCTAATGTTCCAACTCTTTCAATACCCATGTTATATTGGTCTTGTTCAGGAGAAGCATTAGATACGTGGAAGTACTCTAAATCATCAAAGATAGCAGAAACCTCAGAAGATACAACAATCCAGTTTGCTCCACCTCTTAAAGTAGATTTGTGGATTTGTGCAGACAATTGGTTGATTGCTGTAATTAATGTTTGGTTCCAATCTTTTTGAGTATAAGAAGTTGTCAAAGATAAACGTTTCCAACCATTGTAATCCCATCTCAAGTTCCAAGCAGCACCTTTACGTAAATCTCTTAAGATTTCACGGTCAATTTCAGCAGCAACTTGTTCAGATAATAAAGCTGTTAATTCAGCTTCAGCATCGATGTTGTGGAAAGCAGCAACGTCTTGAGCTAACTCAGGAGACCATTGTGCTCTTAATTTTCTTTCTGTAACAGTAACAGTAACTGAATCTAATTCGAAAGAAACCTCACCGATTTTATCTTCAAATTCTAATTCTTTATATCTTCTGAAAACAGCAGTAAAGTCATTATTTGCTAATGTTCCGATTGTTGTTCCTGTGTAACCGTCTAAAGAGTCAGCACCACATGAAATACATACAGGACAAGATAAATCAACTTCTAAGTAAATAGTACCTTCGATATCACAGATATCATTGTAGTTACCATTATTACCTTGAGAAGCCCAAGGAGCTTGTGATTGACCACCGTAAGATACGATACCTTTACCATATTGTTGAGTAACAACTCTAAACAATAAAGAATTAGGATTACCAGCCGCGTTAAATACTACATCACAAGGAGAATCTCCTGACCAAGTACCGTCTGTTGCAGTACCGTTAGCGTAAATTTTCAAATCAGATAAGAAAGTTTCAGAATCATATTCGTTACCATCAGGTCCGATTAATTTACCAGCACCAGTGTTAGCGAAATTTATCATTTTAACGATTACTTTTCTAACGTTAGAATCATTATATGCTCCATCAGCGTCAATTAATCCACCATTAGACCATTTTTGAACTAATGTTGTAGCAGTAACTGCAGACCATTGTCCTTTAGAATAATCAAACAATCCTGGAGGGTCTAATTGACCTTCATTTCCTTCATAGAATAAATCATAAAGATTTTTCTTGTAAGCTCCTGCACTGTTTCCGTAACCAGAACCAACTTCAGTTGCGTTAGAGTTTGGTGCTCCGTATGGAGAATAATGCTCTCCTGATTCACCTGCATAACCATTTTCAGGTGTTTGTGCTGTTCCATTATCATACCCTTGAATTTTAGGTACAAAGAAGAATAATTTACCGATTGGTAAATTCATTGCTTGTACAGATACGATTTCATTCGCTAATAATTTAGAGAATACTCTTCTTACGATAGGGAATACAACAGTTTCGAATGAACCTGAAGACCCGTCAGAAGTAGCTTCGTTGATTAGGAAAGACGCTTGGTTCTCATATAATTGAGCTACGTTTTCTTTTAAGTGACCTTTAAGTCCTTCTAGGAATCCTAATTTATCCCATTTGTTAATTGTGTCTTCTTTAATAACTTTAAGGTGTTTTAACCCTATGTTACCAACTAGACCTGATTCTAATAATGCTCCCATTTTTTTGGTTTTTATTAATTTTTAGTTTATTTTTATTTTAATTTACTCATTAAATCTTTCATTCTAAGGAATTGAGGATTTTCATAAGTTTTTGATTCAATTAAGTTAATCGCTGAACCTGATACCGGAGCTTTTTGAATTGCTCTTTCCATCGATTCGTTCATTGGTTGACTTGTATTAACTGAAAGTTCATCTTTAAGATTTTGATATAAATTTTTAGATTCTTTGATAGTTTCAACACCATCAAATCTTCTTAAGATATTTATTTTTTCTTGTTTAGATGTTGAGTGTTCTGTAAACAAACGAGTAGCGTAAGCTAAGTTTGAATTAAATACTGCAACCTCATTCAATTTATTTCTAAATACATTAAGAGCTTTTCTATACTCTTCATTCTTTTCTCTAAGAATTGTTAATTCATTTGATTCTGTATTTTCAAATGTTAGATTTCTGTTAGGAGTAATTCCTTTTCTTAATCCTCTACCTGATTTAGAACCATTTCCGTATGTGTGAGCAGCTTCTTTAGTTTCTACTTTTTTAACGGACGCTTTTTTAACCGGTGCTTTTTTAATGGCTTTAAATTCACCATCAAGATTTTCACCTTCTTTGTATTCAAATTTAGCTTTACCTGTTCCAACTGATTTTGGTGCTTCTTTTTTCTTCACATCAAATCCTTTTCCTTGGTTTGGTTTAGCATCGTATTTGAATTTAGGACTTCCGATTCCAGTACCTTTAGGTTTTACAGACATTTTAGATTCCATAACAGGCTCCTCTTCGTCACCCATATCGTCATCTTCATTCATCTCTTCTTCCTCATCGTCTTCTTCTTCGTCTTCTTCGTCCATTTCAATTTCATAAACTAATTCTTCAGACTCATCGAATTCTTCAAAATCTTCTTCATCGTCAAAACTTTCTTCTTCGTCATCAAAAGAAAATTCCTCTTCTTCGTCGTTGTCGTTTCCAAAAATTCTTTCAACAATAGATTCGATAGATTCATCTGATTCATCAAATTCTCCCGATTCATCAAATTCACCGTATCCATCTTCACCTTCTGTAACAATCATATATTCAGCGTCAGTTTCGTTGTCTTTAATATTAATGTTACCAGAATCATCTTTAGTAACAACAATATTATCGTCAGGACCCATTAATTTGAATACACGCAAGATTTCTTCATCATCTTTAATGTTAGTTAGGTCGATAACATCTTCATCTTCATCATCTGAATCGTCATCGTCCATATCAAGGTTATCCATATCCATTTCATCACCTTCTTCATCGTCAGACTCTTCGTCATCCATGTCAGGTAATTCCATGTCAATGTCAGTTTCAATCTCATCTTCTTCTTGTTCAGTTAGAGATTCTTTTACTAGTTCGTTGATTTCTTCCTTCATAGTAGAAGCAAGTATTCCTTTTGCATTTTCAGCTACCGCTTCTTCCAAATTTTTCATTTGGATGATAGCTTCTTCAACTAAAGATTTTTCTTTTGCCATTTGTTTTATGTTATTTTAATATATAAATATATGAAATTATGAAAAAAGCACATTTGTACTAATATTCATAACATCTTTTTATTTATTAATAAATATCACAAAAATGTAAAAAACAAAAAAAGGAGACAAAATGTCTCCTTTTAGTTTAATCAATTAAAATTTTTTTATTCTATAACTTCGTTAATTTTACTCTCAACGATTGCGGTTATTCTCCACTCCATAGAATAATTTTCAAATACTTTAGTGACTTTCGCCTCTACGTCGGTGGGATTGTAACCACTAACTAATTTTTCTTCTCTTAACTTTTTAAGTTTTCCTGTTTCAGTATCTACTGAATCCAATGTAATTTTTGCGATGAAATACTTTTCGTCCATAATGTTTAATTTTTTTTTAGTATCCTAAATAATCGTTTAATTTTTTCATTAAGTCAAGCGATTTGTTTCCAGATTCGCCAACTTGTCTTTCTACTTTCATTTTTTTCTCTTCTTCCAAATTCTCATCAAAATTAAACCTATCATCAGGATTTTGAAAAAGGTATGCTCCTGGTGTTGATGGTGATGAAACTAAGTCAAAACAGATTAATTCAAAATCATCTTGTACTTCATTTTGTTCACCCACTTTTTTAAGAGACCCCACACCTCTTGAAGATATACCCAATGTAACACCTTGTCTAAGATAGTTTGCCGCCAAATCACCTTTGGTTGATACAATCCCTCTTTCGTGGAAACCAGGAGATGTTAATAGTTTTATTTTACCCATTAAAACGGGTCCTTCCCACCATATCTCTGTAATTGCGTGAGATACTCTATCTAAATCAATTAACGATGATTCAGGATGATTTAATTCTGAAAGGGCTGTTCCTTTGTTAATCATCTTTTTATAATTCTCGGCCTCTCTTTTTAAGATTCTTTCAGGGTACAATCTACCATTTCTATTTGGTGTATTATATTTTTGTAGAACCGCATAAAATTCAAAAGGTTTTGAATGGTCTAAATCTTCTTTAGACTCTTTAATCATCGCAGCATTTTTCTTATCTGTTGGTGAAATAAATCCGGCGTCGTACTCAACAAGAATTAATTTTTTATTTAACTCATTATTTGTATTAATTTTTAAATTATTCATTTTTTTTTGCAAATTTCCATTTATAACCACCCGCAGTTTTACGTTTACCTTGGCAGACCATTCTGATAGTGTTTCTATTTATTAGTAAATATTCTGATACTTCTTTAAAACTACCCCATTCTTTAATAATTTCATTATTTATAGAAAGTTG